GCTTTAAATAAGCGAAACTAGGGATTAAAGTCCCTAGTATTAACCAAAACCAAACAAAACATGCAAAACAAAACCTACCAAGCCGCGACAAAATTTGTGGACCAAATGATTGACCAATACGGCCCAAAGTATTCAAATGTTTATAAGGCAATTTTAGACAATTGCGTTAATTCCAATTATTCCAGAAGCTCAAATCAATTTATTACTTGTGTATGGCAAGTATTAAATACAAAATTTCCAAGCTAAAATAAGGCCCTAAAATATAGGGCTTTTTTTTAAGCCTATTTTAAGCCGTTTTAAGACCTTCAAATACTTTGCCTATGTAATGATACCAAAATAAAAATATCGCCCCGCTACGGGCTTAAAAATAGCCCTGCTTGACTTTCTAGGTTTGGCCTTGCCATCCCATGCACGACCGCGACCAACCGCGACCGACCGCGACCGCGTACCCATGCCCATAGTGGAAAACATGGCCTAGTGGAAAACAAAACCAGTTCTGGAACCAGTTCTAACTGGTTACACTAGATCCGTAGTGGAAAACAAAACCCATAGTATAAAACAGAATCCTGTACTAGGATACCCTAGTGTAAAACAAAACCCATAGTGTAAAACAGAATCATTCTAAATAAGCCCTTAGTGGAAAATAAAATTAATTATTTACTTGCATTGAATATAGAGTTTTGTAAATTCGCATACACTAAACACAAACAACATGTTAAAAGACCATTATTACTGCTTAGATTTTTCTGGCCTCACCCTAGAACTTGAATCCTTCGAGAACCAGGGAATTGCCTTAGAACTCTATTTCGGTGGGGGAAAGTCCCTGACCTTGGACATCTACGATGACCTAACGGAGAAATTCTCAGACCACTACCGTATTATCTGTGCGGTGCTAGACCCTTTTATTGTAGAACAATTAGAACAAGAAGTCAAAAAATGCTTTACGAAATGATGTCAGCCCAGGAGTACGGTGTACTAAAGGGCTATAGTGAAAAATCAACCCGAGTTCATCAGATCATCAGGTCTGGTAAATTTCCTAGTGAATGGGTGCAAGCACCTAAAAAGATAGGGAATCAATGGATAGTATTTGTAGACCCTAACTGGATTCGAGATGGTAGAGGATAGAATAAGGGAATGGATTCTTGAAAACTATGGGGAGCTACCCGATAGTGTAAAACATGAGATGATAATGACCTTCGAGCTGTATTGGGATCAGTTTAATTTCAGATACGCAGAGATTAAAACCCTAGAAACCTATAAACATTTGAAGCCATGAAAGACCTAGTAAAAAAATTAGACCAATTAATCGGAGAACTTTACTTAATTAAAACAAACACACAAACACATGAAAGAACTCATAGCAATCCAGGCGGAGCTGAAAGCTCCAAAGAATCAGTTTAACGCATTCGGTAAATACAAGTACCGATCTTGCGAGGACATCCTAGAGGCTTTAAAGCCCCTTCTGTTGAAGTACGAATGTACCTTGACTATTGAGGATGAGATTAAAGAAGTAGGCGGTATTGTATTCGTAGAATCTACTGCTGCTATTCAGGTTGATAAAGAAGGTAGAACAGAAGGCAGAGCGGTTACAGCACAGGCTGGCATTGACATCAACCGCAAGGGTATGGATGTAGCCCAATGCTTCGGAGCTTCAAGTAGCTACTCAAGAAAGTATGCGTTGAACGGCTTATTCCTGATTGACGATACAAAAGACCCTGATAGTACAAACGACCATGGTGCAAAAAAGGAAGAGCTTAGTCCAAAGCATCCTAAGTGGCAAGGAGCCAAGGATTCACTAGCTAGTGGAAAAGTAACTATTGAGCAGATTAAGGCTGTTTACATTCTTACAGCTGAAAACGAGAAACTTCTACTAGGATGATATTTAAATGCAGAGCAAGTGCCTTGGGTAAGTTAATGACTAGCCCAAGGTCTAAGTCTGAAACACTATCTCAGACTACAAAAAGCTACCTAGAGGAATGGGTAAAAGAGCAGATTTACGGAGTTAAGAAGCAGATTAATTCTAAGTACTTGCAGAAGGGTTTGGCCTTGGAGGATCAGGCTATCGAGTTCTATTCTGTTGCTATGGATAAGGACTTTATGATTAAGAACCTAGACCACTTTGAGGATGATTTCTTCACAGGTACGCCTGACTGTATGCACGAGGGTATAGTCTATGACTTTAAGACCTCCTGGGACTGCTTTACATTCCCTCTATTTGACCAAGAGCCTGATATGGGATACTACTATCAGCTCCAAGTCTATATGCACCTGACAGGACTTAGAAAGGCTAAGTTGGTATATACGCTTCAGGATACTCCTGACTACCTGACTCATGAAGAGCCTGTAAGCTACGCTCATGTAGATAACAGCTATAGAGTAAAAGAGTTTGAGATAGACTATGATCCCCAGGTAATTGAGACGGCTAAGGCTAAGGTAATAGAGTGTAGGGACTATGTTAAAGAACTACTATCGTGAGTGACGTGACGATGTGCGAGGGCATAGATTGCCCGATTAGAAGCAAGTGCTACAGATATACAGCTATGCCTAACTACTATCAGTACTACTTTATTGAAACTCCATACGAATATGACTACTGCGAGAAGTTTATATCCATGAAGGAGGAAGAAGATTTGAACAATAAGAAATTTGTAAACACTAGAGAAGAAGAACTATGAAACCTAAAGAAAAACAAAGAGAGCTAATCATTGAAATTATGAAAGCAGATGAGCAGTCAGGTATATACTCTGCTATGAAACAGACAGCAGTAGATTGGTTGTTTACCCAACTATGGGAGACACCAAGGGATAAGTTCACTTGGCAAAGTATTTTGAAAGAAGCCAAGGAGATGGAAAAGGAACAGATCAAGAATGCCTTTATAGAAGGAGAACACCAACAAGGATTTCAAGGTGAAGCAGAACAATACTATAACCAAACCTACGGAGAACTATGAACTTTATTGAATTAGAAGAAGAGAATATAGGTAGCCTAGACCTTTCGGTAACACACATAAAGGATGAAATCTATCAGTTTGCTTTCTACGATAGCTATTGGTATATCGAGGCCATGGTGGTAAAAAACAATAGGAGATTCGACCAAATAGTAAGCTATAAGGTAGAATATGATTCAGTACCTATTAATGGTAATGAATTAGAACGCATTTTAACAAATATAATTGACTACTGCAATTACAACTACTAACATGACATCACTAACACAGGAACAGAAAAACGAAATAGTAAGGCTATACAAGCTAAAAGTCCTTAACAAGAACATTGCAACGATTCTAGGCATTTCTAGGGGTGTAGTAAACAACTTTCTTTACAAGGAATACCTAAAGACCAATGAGCGATCTAAGAACAACTCAGCACATCTTAAATTAGCTGACGAGGTAATTGAAATGTATAAGAACGATTACCCCTACAAGCAGATTTCAGAACGTACTGGACTAGCACATCATCAAATCTGTGACATTCTAAAGCTGACTACCTATCGCAGGCGGCAAGGAATAACAATAAAAAATCTTAGAGAAGTGCAACGATTATGGGAGGAAGGATACAAAATAGCTAACATTTCTTACAAGCTAGATGTACCCTACGGACAGGTTCAGTACTGGGTTCGCAAGATCCGTACAGGGGTGTACACAAGTGTACAGTAAGTGTACACTAAGTGTAAACTAAAATCGGCCTCCATTGACTCCAATCGCAATAAGTGAACACTTTGAACACTTTTTGGGAAAAATGAAAAAAAATAAATTTCTAGGTGGTAAAAAAAAACACTTTAACAAAAAAAGTGTAAACTTGTAAACCTAAGCCAAAAAAGTGCTAAAAATCGGTCAAATTAAAGCGTGTAAGCGGTTTTAGGGGTTTACACTACACTGTACACTTAGTGTAAACTTAGTGTACACTTTTTGCCAAAAATAGCCCATTTTCTACAAACACTTGTAAAAACACATGAACGTCACTTTAGGAAGAGCAATCAACTTATTGAACGCTGGCTTCAGCGTAATGCCCATATCAGAAGGGAAGAAACCACTGATTTTATGGAAGGAATACCAGACTAAAAAGATAGAAAAAGCCGAGCTAGAACGGCTAGAGTCTAAAACCAAAGGTTATGGTATTATCACAGGATTTTATGGTACTGAATGTATAGACATAGACCTAAAAGTATTCCCTAGTGTACAAGAGGGTAAGAAATTTTGGAATGAGTTTATCGCATTCGTTTCAGACTACATAGATGACTTCGCTAGAAAGTTCGTTATCTACAAGACTATCAACTCAGGGTACCACATTATCTACCGATGCTCTAAGGTTGAAGGGAACAGAAAACTTGCTACACTCAAGGGACATTCTCAAGCCTTGATTGAAACTAGAGGCACAGGTGGATACATCTACATCTACGATAATCAGGTCAGCGAATTGTCTTATGAACAAGTCCAGGAGATTACACCTGAAGAGCGTGATCTGTTGATGAATCTATGTAAGTATTTTCACTATGAAGAGAGGGTAGATGAAACGAGGCCAAAAGAGGCCGATTACAGCGGTCTAACACCTTGGGATGACTATAACCATAGGAACAAGGCATTGGACCTCTTACAAGGCGAATTTAGTGCCATTAAGCACCTATCTGATCGTATAGTTCTACGCAAGATAGAAAGCAAGGATGCACTGCACGGATTTATCTACAAGGACACAGGTCTATGCTACCTATTTACTACTGCAACTATCTACCCACATGAGACACCGCTTAGTCCATTTGCTATCTATGCTTGGAAGTTCTTTAGTGGAAATTACTCTGATGCTGCTAGAGAATTGTATAAGGAAGGCTATGGGGAACGCAAGATCAAGAAGGTAGAGATTGAGCGAATCGAGATTCCCAAGGAAGAGCTGATATTTCCGCTAGAAGTGTTCCCTGAATCATTACAGAATTATATTCTGTTAAATCAGAAAACCTTAAATCATTCTATTGATTATATGGGTTGCTCATTACTTTGGTACATTTCCATATCTATTGGTAACAGCTGCAAGGTGCAGGTAAAAACAGGATGGAGAGAGTCGGTAAACATTTGGCTAGGATTGATTGGTAAGGCAGGTCTAGGTAAGACTCCAAGTATAAATGCAGTTATATTCCCATTGGCTAAGAAGAATAGTTTTGAGATTAAGCACTATCAGAACGAATACAAAAAGTACAAGGAATATGAGAAGCTATCTACAAAGGATAAGAAAGATGTGGAGGAAGTTAAAGAGCCTGTCAGAAAGCAGATCATTGTTAACGATGTAACTGTGGAGGCATTGGCTGATCTCCATGAGGAGAACGCAGTAGGCATTGCAGTATTTAAAGATGAACTTAATGGTTGGATTAAGGACATGAACAAGTATAAGCCTGGCTCTGACTTAGAGTTTTGGCTGTCATGTTGGTCTAATCAGGAGGCAATTATGACTCGAAAGACTGCAAAGAGTAGCTTTATTCAGTCGCCATTGATTCCTGTTCTTGGGGGCATACAGCCTGGCATCTTCTCGCAGATTTCTACCTTGGAAAACAAGGACAATGGATTCCTAGATAGATTACTTGTATGCTATCCTGATAAGGACATTGAGCATTACAACAGAAATGCGATAGATCAGGAAGTATTGGATTGGTACGAGGCTTATATGTCGCAGTTCTATAACCTCATAAGGAAAGATGTGTTGCAGTTTAATAAGTTTGGAGAGATTGAGCCTAGAGTTATTAGGTTTGATTCTGAGGCAGAGCATGAATGGGAGCGTATATTCAACAACATTACAGACATGCAAAACTCAGATGATATTTCTGAGTATGTAAAGTCCATGTTGAGTAAGCAGAAGGCTTACATCCCAAGGTTTGCTCTGATTATTAACTCGATTACTGCTTACAATACTTCTAGCGGTTTTGATTGGGTAAGCAAGGATAGTCTTTTGAAAGCAGAGAAGTTAAGTAACTACTTTATTGCAATGTCTAAGAAGATTAAGGTGAACTCATTGGAAAGCTCTGAGCTAAATGAGTTGGTTCGCTCATTAAAGAATGAGTCGATAGAAAGAAAGATACAGCAGATACAGGAAGCTATCCCTGACTTTAACAGGTCGGAACTTGCGGAGATGCTTAATGTTAGTAGAACGACAATATATAAACACTTGAAGAAATGATTGAAGCACTAGACGAGATTACGGAAATCCCATTTGAAGTATTTTGGGCTAAGTTTATGGAATTGTACCCAGGTATCTATGACCAATTTACTACAGAAGTATATTGGGTAAAGATGAAGGAAGCCAACAGGATATTGGCATTTGAGTACCTTTGCAAGTTCGGTAGCGACTACAAAGAACCTTGGAAGCATTTACATCACTTTGATTTGCCCTGGTAATGAAACCACTAGACATACTCAGGGAACTCAAACTCAATGATAGTATCAAAGAGCATCCTAACGTACCTAGATATGCAATCGCATTACCTAAGTACGAGGACAAGACAGCCAACGGACTAACCAAATGCATTATCGACTACCTACAGCTCTCCGATCACCAAGCAGAGCGAATAAACACGATGGGTAGGCCAATCGACAACCGAAAGCAGGTAACAGATGTGCTAGGAAGAACCAAGACTATCGGATCAATGACCTGGGGCAAGTCCACAGCTACTAAAGGCTCGTCAGACATATCGGCAACCATCCAAGGTAGGTCGGTCAAAATAGAGGTGAAAATAGGCAAGGACAGGCAGAGTCAAGACCAAAAAGTCTATCAGGCAAACATAGAAAAGTCAGGAGGTCAGTACTGGATAGTAAAAAATTTCGATGACTTCATGAAAAAATATGATGATTTCCTAGAAAGTTTAAAATGAAACAATTATTATTACTTCACAAACCAAAAAACAACAATTATGGCAAATTTATCTGAGATTTTTCTCAAGCAGGAAACACTAGAAACTTTACTAAACACAGTAAAGGCAAAAGGTCTGAAAGGTGTATCAATCACCATTAGTCAGAACGACACCGCAAACGAATGGGGTCAGAATGTAAACTCTTATGTATCGCAAACTAAAGAGGACAGAGAAGCTAAGAAGCCTAAGTTCTACACAGGATCAGGCAAGGTATTCTGGTCAGACAACAAACCATCGGTAGTTGCTGAGAAGAAAGAAGCAGGTCATGTAAGTAAAAAAGAGTATGCCCAAACGGAAAGTAGCCTCCCGTTCTGATTACACGCTTAAACGTAGGTTTATCAATAAATTCAATGAGTACACCCCGTGGCAGGATATTGGTCACGGGGAGTGGCTCTCACTAGAGGATGTGCAGGACAAGATTAAGCTCCTAGTGCAAAATTATAGAAGCAAGCACGTTGAAGTATGGTTTGAAAAAGATGGTAAACTGCTAGATTTCAATGGAAATGTAACTGATGAACCCATTAAATTCATACCTAAATGAAACCAATACTTTGGAAAATTCTAAAATTCTTAAACGTATCAATAGGATTCTGCGTAGCTTTATGGCTTATAAGCGTAGGATTTGGAATGTTTGCACTAATTCTAGCAATCTACATTACCTACTTAAACTCAGTTATTGATGAAATACTCAAAGGACCAAATCAAGAGGGCTGTTAGATCCTGCGTGTTCTGTGAACGCAACGGAATTAAGGCAGATATGGAGATGGAAGATCACCCTGAAGCAGGAGACATCTTCTACAATTACTTCTGTGGTGCTGTAGAGCCAAGGCTTGCAGAACTGCTACAGAACCCTCGGTATATAATAAAACTAGAACTAATACAGAGACACCTAACACACAACTACAAATGATTAAATACAAGTACGAAGATTTAGATTTCTTTGTCGATACGGAAACAGGAAAACTCGTTATTGACTACATGGATAACATAGCTGAGATTGACAATCACATAGCTATCGAGCTGATTGAGATTCTCAGACAGAAGCTCTACCTCCACAAGGAACAGAAAGAAAGTGTTATTAAAAGATTCTTTAAATAAAATTAAACAGGTTTCCATACGGCTAGGGTTCATAACATTAATTATGGCCCTAGCTTATTGGTGGACTAAATTTATCGAGATACACTTATGACATTTAACGAACACGTTTATCAAATTCTTGAAGATATTCAGGTGATGCTGATAGCAAAGAATGAGAAGTACGGAAACTCAGCACTAGAACCACTAGGGGTATTCAGTCAGTTATCCGCAAAAGAAGGAATAATGGTTCGAATAGATGACAAGCTAAAACGAATCAAGAACGGATCATTAGATAAGGATGATGAAGATGTTGTGAATGACCTAATAGGGTACCTTGTTTTATTAAAAATCCATTCAAACCAAGAGTCTAATTATGACGAGTTAGACGGCTCTCACAACTGGCAAGACATTAAAGAAAAGCAGGATTTAATAAAGAAGTTGCAGCATGAGTTGCGAGATGAGATTATAAAATCCGAATTAGAATAACTTTTTACTCACACCTATCTGATGCACCTTTTGCAAAGGCTGGTACTGATATTCAAATAGGTACTTGTTGTCCAAGTAGGCAACTTTAGCACCAAGTTCCATTTTGGAACTAACCACTCCACCAAGGTAAATACCCTTTGGCTTTTGGATAATTGTTCTAGTTTCCGTGTTGGTTATCGTATTAGTTACCACAGGGATATTGTAGTCGCTCGTAGCTGTCATTTTAAGCACTTCTCCGAGGACTTCTCCGCTTACCTTAGTACTTCCATACTCGAAAGGAAAAGTACTCTCAAACAGGCTAATTTGTGGCTTAAAATCAATTAGTACTGTATCCCTTAAAACCTGCGTTTTAATCTTGTTTTTAGGCACATAAACCGTGTCGATTTCTCGAGAGTAAATTGTGTCAGTTTCTACCCTCGTAGAATATCTGTAAACTACCTCAGACTCAGGTCTAGGGAATATCACAAATGTCAAAACAACGCCTATCATAAATGATAGAGTAGCTATTCTAATTTTTTCCTTGTCCTCCATTGGTGTATTGATAATAACATACAGCAGCTCTCTGCTCTCGATCAGGGAACTCACGACCCATGATAGGATCAGAAATACATCTTGAAATAAACTCAGATTGAGTTTCTTTTGGTTTTGGCTTAGGTAGTGGCATTATTTCTCTAGGTCTATATTCTCTTCAATTAATAACCTACGAAGGTGGTCTCTTGTTTCCTTGAAAGCATCATATTGGCCATCACTTAGTTCTTCGTATTTCATCTTAGCTCTAAGCCATTGGTCAACATCCCATAGAATAGTACGCATCTTAGAACCATTTACAGCATCTCTGTACTTATTCTGCTCTTCAGGAAGGTTAAATGTCAGGGTAGCTTTCATAACGGAAATTTACAGCTGTCGATCAATAATTCATAATTCTGCTTACCATCTGTCCTGTCTCTGGTACCATGTAGCATAAGAATCCTTCCACCAACAGGCTTTACAGGGGCTCCACGTTCAACGTGCCAACCAAATGCTCCGTCTTGATATTCCTCCTTATACGAACCAGTTATAGCAAGGTGAATCGGCTTGTGCAGATATTCATAACTTCGCTTGCCTGTATTGTACTCCATTGTTTCTCGAACATCATTACGGCTTGCGTTTTCGTGAATGTGACCCATAATAAACACATCCATATTCTCATACATTTCCAATGCTCTAGTAAGGTTTATAGCTCCCTTGGTAACAATACCTCCACCTCCTGATCCGTGGAAGTACTTTAGGTTCTTGCTTAGAATAGTACTTTCGTAATAAGAGTACCTAATGACTAACCAACCTCCGTAACCGCCTGTCTGCACGTTTGTTTTATTCGTGTAGTTCAACAAATCAACAAATCGCTGCAATGGGTCTGTTTCTAGGTTCTTAATAATAGCCGTTTCGTGGTTGCCGTATCCAATAACAGTTAGCAAATGAGCGTAAGGACTCCAATACTCAACTGCATCTTCAATTACTGCGTCAATGTAGTTTGCCTTGTTATGTTCAGGTAGAATGTCCTTTTTATTCCTTCTTGGGTCGTACTTGCCCTGCATTAGGCAAAAGAAATCTCCGTTAACAAAGATTGGAATTTTGTTTTCTTTGCAGTATTCCAAGTGAGCTTTAAGCATCTTTCTATCGCATTTTGGGTTGTCCCAATGTATATCAGATAAAAGAGCTATTCGATTCTCCTCTTTGCTTAGTGAAAGAGTATGCACATTTCGTGCGATTTTGATGATTTCCATCTATGGAATGTTTATGTAAGTGGTCTTCCCACCTGAGCGAACTGCTCTAAGCTTCTGCTTTCTATTTTTGTCTTTAGAATAGCTAACGTGAACCCAATCAGGGTTAGTATCTGTGCCGAACTCCCAAATAAGTTGGTCAAAATCCAAGCGGTCTTTAATAAAGTCAAAAACCATCTTATTAGTCACCCCTGCGTTGCTGCCATCCATGTCAATATCAATAGCCTCTCCTTTGCAATGCTGTGATGTAGCACTTCCCTTGATAAAAGCATTTAAAGCCTTAGATCGGTACCCTGAACTGATAAAGATTGGCGTTTTAAAATGAAGCCTAATTGGTTCAAATACCTTTTCTGCTAGTAGCTTAAAGTTTTCCAAATGCTCGGCTGTTGGCGTGTTGTCGATGCCGTGTCTTTTTGCTGCGTCACTACGAGTAACCTCTGCCAGGTTTAGGTGTGTGCTGATTTTCATATCTATTCGTTATCTGATGGCTTTTTAAATATCTTTTCAGCAGCACTGATGCCCAGGGCAGCAGCCGATAAAGCAGCTACTGAATATACCAATGCTTCGGATGGTTCATTTACTGAATCATGATTCGCATACAAGGTGTAGCATAAAGCAACCGCACTAAATACACCTACAAATCTTTTTGAAGATGCCTCTCCATTTTCTGATAGGAATCCTTTTGCCCAACTAAAAAACCTTTTCATCTTATTTAATTTTAAAGTCCTTATTTATACCTATTGAATATGCACCAAATGTATCTCCAAAAGCACTTTGTGCTCCGTAACTTAAAACAAATGAATAGCCTAATTCCATTGGAATAGTATAATTGAAATCGTATTCCATAGTGATATCCTTATGAGAATAAAAATACCCTATTGCAGCACTTACACTAAATCTGTCATAAATTGGGAAAGTAGCCATGATCTCCTGGTAGAAATCTTTTTTATCAAAAGTCCACCATCCGCTATTTATTCCGATTGCAGTATCTCCAAAGTACTTACCTACTTCAATAGTTCCTCCAAGTAGATTCTTGGTATCCTGAAGTTTAGTGTCAAATGCCACATTAGGAGCAACCATTACATAGTACTGAGCATTGCACTCTAGGCTAATAAAAGCGAACAGAATAAATATCAGTCTCATGTTTTTGGCTTTCTAACAGGTGGCTTTCTAACAACTGGTTTCCTAGCAGGAGCTCTTCTTACAGGTTTCTTGATAGCTTTTGGTCTATTCTTAAATATATCGTAAACAATAGAGCCAAATAAAGCAATGGCTACAGCAATAGCTCCTACCATGAAATTAGAAAACTTATCAAGCAGAGAAATCATTGCCTTAGTATCCCTTGCTCCAATAGTTGTCTGAATGTCAATTAAGTCGTTTACATACTCAAGAACAGGATAAATCTTTTTATCCATTTCTTTAGCTTCCTCATCTGATAGCATTCCATCTTCAGTGATTTCTGCAAAATAATTATCAGCATCATCTATGTATTCCTGTGCCTTATCGCTCACTTCTTTTTCTTCAGGAGTTTGATAAGTCTTTAAATAAGCAGCCCACATTGTGTCTGTTATTGCCTTTTCTTTTGCGATTGAAATTAAATCAATCTTGCCTCCTTTAATTACTTTTATCTGGTCCTGAATAGCCGAACCATAATAGTCAAACTTTCTACTCAAATAAGGTTGTGGAACTAATCTATCTTGATAAACGCTTGTAGCAATTTCTTTAATGGTGAACTCTACATATTTGCCAAATCCTGCTACAGCTACTATTATTGCCGTTAATATGATTAGTAGTATATTTTTCATTTCCTTCTCCTTGTAGTAGTTTTTGGAGTTTCTTTCTTCATGAAGGACATAGGATCTGCTGCAAATTGACCGCTAATTTTTAGAACTCCATTTATTATTTCAGGGCTATTTAATCCAACCATTCCGTAGGCCACAGCCTTGTACATTGGATCTACTTCAAACTGCTCCATAACAAAGTAAGCAATCAAAGAGGCAATCATTGCAGAAATCATTTTCTTGATTACATCGCTTGCCGTTTGGTTCTCATTTGTAGTCACCAATCTAGCCACCATTCCTGCTGCACCAATCAATAAAACTACCCATCCTCCCCCCAAGAATTTTTCAATAAACTTTTCCAATTTATCTGCCTTGACCTCTGTATTTTTTAGGTTTGTTTAATGCCTTAGAGTAGGACTTCTTTGCCTTTCCTTCTCTACGCTTGCCAAAAGAAGTTGGCTTTACTTGTGAGCTACTTCCCTTCTTCATCTTTTCTTTTGTCAAAGATTGCTTTCTCGTTTTTAATCTTGTAAACCAAGTACACGATTGAAAGAACAGAAATAACCATTGTAAATACTACGTTGATAAAATCCACGCCTATCGCTTGAAAAACATTTGCCATAATTGCTACCAACGTGGATGGGATGCCTATTTCGTCTTTCTGTAAGAGATTCATTTGCTTTTCGTTTATCAAAAATAAGGCATTTTAAAGCAATAAAAAAAGGGGCTGTTTTAAGCCCCTCTGATTGGTCGTTGACCATTACCATTACTTTTCGCTCAAAGCCTCGTAGAGCGGTGCTAAAATAAGCACAGTGAATCCTTTTGCCTTAATCTTCTCCTTAATTAGGTCAGCATCGCTTTTAGTCATCTCAATTTCGCCTTCAGAGTAGTAGATTTTCTTTGCCAACTCGTAAACACGGATTGGGTCGTCTTTGTCCTCTGCGGTGAATAGAGCGTTACCTACTAGCTTGGATAGGTGCATTTCTTCGCCTTTTTCATTTGGAATTTTGTTGCCTTCGATGTCTGTAACGGCAACGGCTAAGTTTACTTTCATGTAAGTATTAAGTTTAATTGCTCCGAAAGATAGTTATTAAACTTATTATGAAATAGTATCTTGAGAAATTTCTTGAGTCTCAGGCTGTGGAGGCACATGCGGCACATAGTCACCTGTAATAGTAAGGTTTAACTGATGTGCAACCCAATCCCATGCGTAGTCATCCATTTCCCATTGAGCGTAGGCTTCGCCTGTCATAGTTAGGTTGCCTTGTGCTAACTGAGTACCAACTGCTAAGTCTATAGACTCAGCAAATAGCTGATAGTAAAATGTAGCGGATGTTCCTAGTGTAACATTAATAGCATAAGCGTTTAATATCTTTGCTTCTTGTACTGTTCCATTGTCCCAAATGGATACTGGTTCGATTTGTTTCATTTTTATAGTTGTTTTGTTTAAATTATTTGTCTAGCTAATAAGTCATAACCTATACCTTCAATTTCAATTCTAATTAATCTATTATGGTTTACAGTGCCTGTTGCAGCGTATCCTAACCTCCAATAAGGAGACGGTGCTGAATTTCCAATTGGAGTTAAAGTTTTAATTTCAGATGCAGTTAAAGTACCTCCAACTTGTAAATCTGAATAAGTAAGTATGCTTCTTCCTGAAAGAACTCTAAATGCTTCACCAGATTGCACATAAAATTGAATAGTTCCAAGATTTGATACGTTTCTTATTTCCATATCTGAATTATCGTGTAGAATATAACCTCTAGCAGACGTGTTATTAGTAAATGCAAGTATATTACTTGATGTGCCATTTAGGGTTATATTACCTCTATTAGTAGATGCGTATGGATTATTAGAGCCTTTGACTAATATATCACCTGCTACCGTAACACTACCATCAAACCATCCTGTACCATTAACCCTTAGCGTGTTTCCATTAGGAGTTGTCGTTCCAATTAAAACTGAACTACCACTTGGCTGTAAGACTAATGGATAAACAGCAGTAATTCCATCGTTTCTTTGAACTTGTTGCCAAACGTGACCTGCATCCGCAACTCCTGTGTATAATCCATACAATCCGTTTTCTGAAAGTATAGCATCTGAACCAATAGTTCCTGAACCTAGTGTAGGGCTTGTTGCAGGTGGTGCCCCAGAATTAACAAGTCTAACACCATTGGTTGTAGTTCCAATTAAAACGTTGCCATTCTCAGCGATTGTTAATCTTGCATTTGCAAGTGTAGCACTTCCTGAGCCACCTTGAGGACCATTTAAAATATGAATTTTTCCTTGGCCATCATTAGCTGTTAAATCTGTACGTTCAAAAACAATAGCAGATTTTCGATACAATGTGTTAGATTCTCTATATCCAAAGTGGATGCCTGTCCATTGACCAACTCCAAGTTGGTTAACTCCTACAGAAACAAAGTCGTTAGCGTTAGATATTGCTTCGAGACGTTTTTGTGGAGTATTAGTCCCAATCCCTACGTTTCCACCATTAGGTTGTAATGCTAAAGGTCTGTATGCTACACCTTGCTCAACAGCTTGGATTTGTGCGTAATCAGAAGAATGAAAACCAAATATGAGTTGTTCATTAGTATTACTTGCTCGTCTGATTGTTAATTGCTCATTTCCAGCATCCGCAGTTATTGTTGTTGCTCCGTTTATATTTACGGTACTGCTAAAGGTCGCTGCTCCTGTGGAATCTAATGAAAATACGTTAGAGCCTCCACCATTTACTCTAAAGAATATACCTCTACCTGTTGCGGCATTTAAATATAAACCATCTGATTGGTCATTAGCTGCAAATATCCTATTAAATCCATTTGAGTTTGTACCAAATGCAAACGTTCTATAAGCACCACCAAAAGTTTGGTCTGTACCAATAATAGTTCCATTTATGGCAGCATTCCCACTAAACGTACTTGTCCCACTAACCTGCAACTTTGCTCCGTTGTCTGTGGTTGTGCCTATTGAAACATTTCCTCCAGGATTAATTATAATGTCATCAAAAAAAGCATCTCTACCAATTCTTACTCCTACTGCACTTGAGTTTGAACCAAAAGTAGCATACGATCCAGTTAAATTCATTATAGCACTACCGCCTTGTACTTCAGTAGAACTATAGATTTTACCATTGACATCTAACTTAAAACTTGGTGTAGTACCAATCCCAACGTTGCCTACTGCGTTAATGGTCATTCTAGTAGACTGTGTACTAGTACCTGAAGCAGTTCTAAACTTAATTTGACCTCCGTCTCCAGCAAATATGTTAGTAGAATATGGGCCTGAATCATAAACTCGCATATTAATACCATAATAGTCTGCACCAGCAGAATACAAATGGAATGCTTGGTCTAAACTGTTACCAAAATCTAATCTAACTTGCGGAATTGTCGCCCCAATCCCTAACCTACCATTTGTATTATCCCAAAATAAGTTATTGCTACCTGTTTGCGTAGTAGTGCCATTCCAAAAAGCAACTTGTCCTGCTGCACCTGTACCTGTTACAGGGTTGGTTAAAGCATTCTGCTTGTTGTTAAATGTTGTCCAATCCGCAGCACTCAATGCACCTCTGTTAGCAGCAGATGCCGTAGGTACGTTTAAGGTAATTACAGGCGTTGTAGTGCCATTCGCAACCGTACTTGATAAGTCAGTACCAGACGTGCCTAATGTAAGTGCAGCAACGCTAGTAACAGTACCAACTGTAATTGCTTGGGTAGACAACAATCCACTTGAATCAGCAACAACCATTCTTGTTCCTGCTCCTGCAAGGTTGCTAAAGGTAGCTGCGCCTGTGGAGAAATCTAATGATAAGGCATTGTCGTTATAGGCTTTACCTATAAACCAATAAACTAAATCGTTAGTCCCTCCTAATGCTCCAAATCCTCCTCTATTTGTTCCCGCATTCCCTGAAAACCCATATTGAACTGCCCATCCACCTGTTTCACCTTGGATATTTACATTTCCACTACCTGCATTAAGAACAATAGGCCTTGTTCCATTTGTAGTCAAAGCTCCACTAAACCTACCTGTACCGTTGACATCTAATTGAAACGTACTTTCAGTAGGTGTATTTATTAGCAACCTACCTGCTGCGGTCAACGTCATCCGTTCTCCTGCACTATAATTAGTGCCAAAGCCAAACCTTAAATTATTATCTCCTGCTATAAAATATCCTGCACTTCCTCTCCCACTAAAAACAACTGTCTCAAAACTATTTACTACTTTAATTCCATTTGTAAACTCAAAACCAACAGTATCTAGTAATAAACCATTTCCAACTCCTCCTGCTCTTATATTACCTATTACTGTTAATACCTGATTCGGACTATCTGTCCCAATCCCAACGCTGCCTGTATTGGTAATTGCCACTTTTGAGTTAGCTGCACTAAATCCACCATAGGAGAAAAGATACTTATAACCATCCCCTACGCCAGCCATTCCTACTTCCCATCCACCGCTATTATTTACTTGATATAAAGTATATGCCGCATTTGCAGCAGCACTTGAATCAATTATAAAAGGAACTTCGCTCCCTGCTTGTTTTACTTCAAGCTTTGCCCCTGGCAAATCAGTGCCTATGCCTACGTTGCCTGCGGAGTTGACGAGTAAAGATGTACTTCCAGCGTTTACGAATTGGATAACATTTGGCAAAGTAGCATGGCTTGCACCAAATACTCTAACGTAAGTTTGTCCACCGATATTAGATAATCCTACACTACCAACTGCCGTTCCACCATATACAAATGGGTTAGCTGCTGATAAAATTAAATCTGACCCTACAGTAAGAACGCCACTAGCATTTAATGACATAGTGTTAACCATAGTGACAGCACTATCAATAGCAACTGTTTGAGAAGAACCTGCATACCAATAATGGTTTCCTCCTCCTATATAATAGGCTCCTCTTGACAATGTTATTCCTGTTGAACTTACAAAAGCAAATTCAGCAGATGTGGATGGAGATACACCATAACCTATAACAGGTCCGCCTGAAGAAAATGATGACCCAAAAGTTGTTAAAGCACCATTACTATAATTTCCCCATAATATCTTTGAACCAGAAGGTGAATCCGCAGTTCCAGAGCTTATATACCCACCAACAACATCCAAACTAACGCTAGGATTAGCAGTGTTAATACCTAGCCTATTATTGGTAGCGTCCCAAAATAAGTTAGACTCTCCTGTAATAGCTGAAGTTGATGACCAATAAGCTACTTGTCCAGCAGTTCCTGTTCCCGTTACAGGGTTAGTCAACGCATTCTGCTTACTATTAAAGGTACTCCAATCCGTACCGCTCAAAGCACCTGTAACCCCTGCACTAGCTAGACCTAAAGACAATTGCTGAGTAGACAAAGAAAGTCCGTTAGCAGTACCTAGCGTAACCGCAGTGTGCCTAGCAGCTGTGTTTGCAGCTACATCAGTGTTTGCACTTACTCTAGCTTCGGTGTAGTATAGGTTACCGCTTTCAGTTACCTGTGCAGTAGTGTAGTCTCCGCTTACAGCTATTACCGCACCTGTTCTGCCAAATACAGACGTAACTGCGTCCGTGTTTAGATCACTCCAAGAAGCACTAATTGTTCCACCATCCTGCTGCGTTAAGGTCAACGTCTTAGTAGTAGTGCCTGTAACAGAAGCAGAGTTAATCTTATCATTGTATGCCTGAGTAAACAAGGCCCAATCAGCACTACTTAAAGCACCTCTATTCGTAGCACTAGCAGTAGGCAGATTAAACGTATGCGTAGATACCGCACTTGCAATGTTAAAGTCCGTACCTGTTGTTCCTACGGCAAAGTTCTGCACTTGAGCAGTCAATCCATTTAACGCAGTCAAACCTGTCGTGAAGGTGGTAATGATCTGACACAAGTGGTTATTCTCAGTGTGAAGAGTAATTGTTCTACCGCTATGAGTAACGTAGTAACGAATCGCCAATCTATCTGTCAACGCAAGAGTAGTAGTTGGAACTGCAAGCGTAGAAAAATAAGGAGTTAATGTAGTGCCAAACGCAATGAATTCAGGAGATGTAACACTTGAAGCAATCAGAGTAAAAGTAGTGCCATCATACTTGTAAAGCTCTACATAGAATGTTGGTGTACCTCCACTTGATGAGGAGCTGAAATAGGTTTCAAAGTTCCAGTTACCGCCAGGAATCTCAAGTAAATTTGGATCACCTGCATCCGTAATAAAAGAAGCAATGTATCCGTCAGTACTAATGCTGAAATCCGTTCCTGCTCCAAGGATAGGAACTTTATTCAACTCCTTGTATGCAACACCTCCAATAGTTCCTTGGTTTACCGAGCCATTTAAGTAGTAGCTTACAGAACCTCCTCCACCGCTAGACTCAGGGAAGTCAGCCAATGAACCATCTCCACGGATGTATTGAGCAACGGTACCTGCACCTGCAACACCGATAGTTCCATTAGCAGTCAAAGGAGAATTAGACACAGTAAACGCAGAAGGCATGGTAAGCCCTACAGAGTTCAACGAACTGCCTGGAGGGTTAACAGGAGGTAATGGTTCGCCTTCAATAGACCCTGGACTACTCGGAGAAACACCTGTTCTTACTTTGGTCGCTCTATAAAATTTACCTGGTACGTCTGCCATATTAACTTCCTATTTCTTCTAATCTTGCTAATTCTAATCTCCAACTATTCGCCATTAAATCTACCTCCATTGCAACTACCATCCAATAGTAACCATCGTATTCGATGTTCTGATATGGCTTAATCTCTAATGGATTTGCAGCGTTTCTAGGCAATGTCAATATCAATCTAGGGTTTTGCTTACCCTTAATGTTTGCTAACTCCTGAAGGAATATCTGAATCAATGGTACTGATTCGACACCATCCCTAGACCAAGCCTGAGAATTTGGATACCCATATCCAACCAAGTCGAGCCGTATAGCACTACTTGAGTTCTCTGTGTCAACATCACCGATTTTAAACTTGACATCGGGATATACGTTTGAGTACGATTCATCTGTTACAAATTTTTCTGATATTTCTGAAGTCGCAAAGGAATCGTTTTCCTCGATTTTAAGCGACATATTTCTGTAGCCTACTGTGTACTTATCTACAGAAGCTGAGTTCGTTGTAATGACCTCATATAGCCTAATAATGACATTACCATCTTCAGGTACTACTACATTAGTAATATCTAGCTTATTCCAAGCATACATAGACCCCATAGGGAACTGCATGATTGTAAAAGTATTTGTCCATGTAAACACGTCAACCCCATCAAATGATAGGTAGCTAGATCCGATGTTAATCATCACACCTGCGTTTGTATTAGGTCTTGGTAAATCTCCACTAAATCTAGGCTCAAAGATAAACTCAATCTGAAAACTCAATGTGTTAGCTAAGTCCTGAGCAATAGGAATGGCTTGACCTGTTCTTGTAGTATCAAGCTCTATAAATGACAATGCAGTATCAGCTGTTCCGCTAACAGCAGAAGTTCCCCATATCTTACAATACTCACCTAAAGCATCAGAAACATACTGAATCCTTGCAGGGTTAATTCCTGTAGGATATGATGAAGGCTGACCACTAGGAATAGCACTAATATAGTTCCAAACTCTAAGCTGATAAACCCCTGGATATGCACTTCCTGGTAAATTAAACTCCCAAGAATCTACAGAGAATGGCTCCTCATATATACCTCCACGAGCTGAGTAGTCCAATACACCAAGCTCAAGCGTTCCTGTAAACTCTGTGTAAACAGGTCTGCCTGTACGCTGTCCTGCGGTAAACTTGCAGGATACATCCATCCCAGGAGTTATGGTAGTAATACCTTCTCTAGTAGCGTCTGTATTGTAGTTAAATAACCTGTAGCTATCCTTGGCTAACTCAGGCAAAGAAATAATGTAAAACTCATTCTTCCACAAAAATACTCTGCAAAGGAATGGCTTTAACAAAGCATCTAAGAACTCGGAAATATAAACAGATGTATTCTCAGTAATTCCATTACTTGATAGGTACAAAGGTATCTCACCATCTGTAAACACAGAATTAGAAGGAATTAATAGCTGCTCAAATACACCATCATCTGTGTCAAGCCTTGTCTCGTAAATCTCACAAGCCATGTGTATTGGCCTTAGCAATGGGAATGTTTGATTTAAAGCACCGAAGAACCCTCCAACAAATGTATTGCCTGAGAATCCATCAAAGTACTGCTCGTTAACTCTTTTAGAATCAAATGAGTTAAATCCGTCAGAAGCTGTGAACTCCATGACTTCTGTAATGCCTACTTCATTAATTGTCAAAGTAGAGTTGTTGATGTATCCTTCCCAAAATAAGTCACCTTCAATAAGCAATTTAACCTGCCACTTTCTATATCCTCCTTCAAGAATTTCAAAGTATTCGTCACGAGAACCTACTAGCCCAAAGTTTAAGAAACTTCTCACTATCGGCTCTATCTCGTCTGCACCAAAGTTCCCCCATCTAAATTGGAATCCTGCTGTTTGTTTTTCAGTAGCAGCACCAACATATCCGTACTCATAAATCTCTAGTCTAATAAGTTGCAGAGACTGATCCTCAGTTTCAGAGAAGTACTTTAATTCGTAATCTGTATCGCTAGGGGTAAAGGTACCTGTTAAGTTAACTCTAAGTTTAACATCCCTAGATGGCATTGTAAATGTCCAAGGGTTTGTGCCTGAGATTAAGAATCCATTATTTATGTTATACCCAATAAGGCTAAATCCTGAATCAAATGTCCCAAGAATAGTTAAGCTAGTACCTTCCTCGTAGAATGGTTGTGGTTCTATGCCATTGACAGTTATTGTCCCTGTTCCGTTAAATAAACCCCAAATGAATCTATATTGTGCCATTGGTCAAAAATACGAAAAAAAATAAGGATTCACTTGACTTAGAATTTTCAATCTAGTATTATTGGGTCATAATGAGACGAACACTAAACGAAAGCAGTACTATAATCGCTAAGACGATTGCTGAAATCAGGTCTAAAAGCCCTGAGATAACAGAAGAATTAATCGAAAGGACTTGCATCAACTACGAGATTGATGAAGATGTAGTCCGCAAGATTGCAGGATTTAAGAAAAGAGTAACATAGTTTTATTGGGTTTTGAGTTTGTAAAGACCTTGGTTTATGACCAAGGTTTTTTTTATCTCAACCCTCTTCTTATTTGAGCTTGCTCTACGAAGAATAGCAAGTCATCAGGACCTTTCAGTCTAATGTCTACCCCGTAGTTAGATGCCGCCATAGAAGCCCCTGAGTAGTCCATAGAAGGCAACTGAGGAACAATGATTCCATTGGTATTAGGAACAAACAACTCTGGTCTACGCTCACCTACAATGTACGCTCTACCCTTAGATACAGGACCACCAAATTCTTTTCGATTAGTAAATGTTGAACCTGAACCTGCGGATACTGATCCTCCGCTAGAACTAAAGTTTCCAAATGCGGCAAAAGCAGCAGCAACAACACCTAAGGCTCCTGCTATAAATGCAGGCAATGTTATTGGAGCGGCAGGTCCTGTAGCCTTAGCAGCCTCAGAAGCACCTACAACTGCATTAGACCCTGCAATCTTAAAGTTAGCAGCAATTAACTGAGATGCAAATCTTAGAAACTCACCAAGGAATGTTCCTAACTGAGGATTATTAAATGCTCTACCAATGACAGAACCTAGACCAACAAATGCTTGAGCTAAATCTTGTACTTGTAGTTTAATTTGATCTGATTGTAGTTCAAAGTTTTCAGCTAATC